TAAAATTGTTTTGATCTTCAAATAATTTAATAGCTTTATTACATTCTTCTTTAGTGATGTAGTTATCGTATATACCTATAAAATTATTTATATTTACTGTTTTCTCTTTCATTTTTTTCCTTTAGTTTTTTATTAAATTCAAAATGATCTTTTGCATAGATGTTAAATATCACACTATATCTATTTTGTTCTTCAATAGATATATCAAAACCATGTAATATTTCAGGTGGAAATATATAATAATCACCTGGTTCAGGACATATTTTTAAATTTAATTCAGGAAGAATTAAATCACATCCTTTTGTTAAGTATAAAATACCATGTAGACACGGATGTGTGTGATAGTTTAAACTGTCTTGTTTTTTTATTTCATTTCCCCAAGCTTCTTTAATAGTATTTTTTTCTAAAAAATATTTAAAGATTTCAGGATGAGTGGTCTGATGAGTATTTATTAAATAAGCTATAAAACCTTTAAAATTATCATTATTTATATAATGATCCCAACTAGTCATTCCTCCTTTTACATTAGTATAATTTTTCATAACAGGATCCAAATTGTTTTTTATATCTAATATAAAATTATGAACCACATGAGGATAAGGATAATTTCCATATATTATATTTACAGTTCTTGGATAAGTAATAGTTAAACTATTTTTAACTTCATTTAACTTATTGTTTTTGGTTAATAAACTAATCATCTATTTTATAAACATTTGTATTGAAATTCTTGGTACGATTGGACTTAAAACAGGATTAACTTTATGGTCCATAGGAGACTTTATTATTACTAAAGAGTTACCAATTACCGGTATATACCCATGATTGTATTCTGTTTTAAACATAAATTCTCCTCCAAATTGATCATTCCATCTACGATTTATATAAAAAGTAGCTCCATATTTCCATTTATTATCATTATGCCAGTTAATACCTGCTCCTTTTTCCATATAATGAATAGTAGTAGTAATGGTTTTAAAATCTTTTAATTGATAAAATTTATTATGGTGAGTTAAAGTTTTTAATTTTTTAAAAGGAGGATATTTATCTACATCTACTCGTTTTGGTGGCACTATATTATTTATTAAATTTTTTGGCCATATATCCTTAGAAGTATGTAAATTTATTTTTTTACGTTCTTTAAATATAGCATCATGAATTCCTTTATACATAGAATAGTCTAAAAAATTCTGTATATAATAAAGTTTATCCGGTATTGAATATACTAATTTCATTGGTGTAAAAAACAATTGATTGAATAACGTGTTCCTTTGGTAACAGGTTCTGTTCCATGAATCCAAATAGGGTCTGCTGGAAATAACATAGCATCTCCAGTTTTAAATGTTTCTTTTATTTGTCCATTAAAAAATCTAAACTCTCCACCTTCATAATCTTCATTTAAATTTAAAGTACACGAAGCTCTTATGATTCCTCCTACGTCAGTATGATCTTCAATACACTCTTCTTTTTTGTATTTTAAAATACGAATATTATCTGTTTTACTAATCGAAGTATTATCAAAAGTAGCACATATATTTTTTTGAATATATAAAACATAATTAGTTATCATTATCGACAAATACATTTTAGATATATCTAAAGCTTCTTTTATATCCTTATTAGGATCAGTAATTCGTGATAAGTTTAGACAGTTAAAATTATCTAATTTAATTTTTTTATCTTTATATTTATAACTTTGTTCTGGACCTGATAATTCAGAGTATTTTTCAAAGGTTTCTATTAATTGTTGACATACGTTTTTAGGGACTAACCCGTTGATTCTATACTTTAAATCTGATATTTTATGGTCAAAGGACATTATATTGTATCTTTCATTCTCTATAAAACTATTATATAACACGATTATGGCCTTAAAAAAAGTAAATTTTGCACCTGGTTTTAATAAACAAAGTGTACCCTCAGCTCTTCCTGGAAAATGGGTGGATGGTGATTTTGTACGTTTTAGATATACCTCACCTGAAAAAATAGGTGGCTGGGAACAATTAACTGCCGCATCTAAAACATTACCTGGCGCTGCTAGAGCTCAATTAACTTGGACTTCACTAGCAGGTGAAAAATATGCTGCAATCGGAACATCTCAAGGTTTATTTTTATATTACGGTAATGATTTTTTTGATATTACTCCTTTAGATACCGCAATTACTGGATGCACATTAACAACGGTTAATGGATCAAATGTTTTGCAAGTCAATAAAGGTTCTCATGGTCTAGAAGTTGGAAGATATGTGACTCTATCTAGTGTGACTGTCACAGGAGCATCTGATTATACAGCAGCAGAATTAGAAAAAGTTTACGAAATTTTAACAGTTGCAACGGTAGATAAATTTACAATACAAGCTGTAAGAGCTGAAGGAGGAACTGGTATGACTGCAGCAGGTGCAGCGACTGTTAATCCTTATGTTGAAGTAGGACCCACTACTCAAACAACGGGTTATGGCTGGGGAACTTATTTATGGGGAGATTCTACTTGGGGCACAGAACGAACCACAAGTACCGTTACATTAGATCCAGGAAATTGGAGTCTTGATAATTTTGGTCAGGTATTAGTTGCAACTATATTTAATGGTAAAACTTTCACTTGGAATGCGGGAGCGTCAGGAGCTCGAGGTATTCGAGCATCATTAACTACATCTGGTTTTTCTACATCAGCTAACCCTACAGCTAGTCGATTTACATTAGTTTCAGATAGAGACAGACATTTATTTCATTTCGGAACAGAAACAACGATTGGAGATTCAACAACTCAAGATCCGATGTTTGTAAGATTTTCTAATCAAGAAGATTTAAATACTTATTTACCAACTGCTACTAACACCGCAGGTACATTTAGATTAGATACTGGCAATGAAATTAGGACAGCTTTACAAGGTAAAGATTATGTTTTTATTTTAACGGATAACGCTGCTTATGTAATTCAATTTGTTGGTCCGCCTTTTACTTTTAGTGTTAGACAAGTTGGTACAAATTGTGGATGCATAGGACAACATGCAGCTTCTTATGTCAACGGTGCTATATATTGGATGTCTAATGAAGGCGGGTTTTTTATGTATGACGGTACTGTTAAAGCTTTACCGTGTTTGGTTGAAGACTTTGTATTTACTACACAAAACGGAGATTTAGGTCTTAATTTTAATTCAGCTCATGTAATTTTTTCTTCGCCAAATTCTTTATATACTGAAGTAAATTGGTTTTATCCTAAATCAGGATCTGATCAAATTGATCGATGTGTGACTTACAATTATCAAGAAAATGTTTGGACTACTTCATCGCTAGATAGAACTACTTATGCTGACCAGGGAGTATTTAATAAACCTTATGCAACAGATTACGAATCTACAACCACTCCAGTATTTCCAGATATTTTAGGAATTACCAATAAATATGGAGCTAGTATTTACTACGCTCATGAAGTTGGAAACGATCAAGTTAATAGTTCAGGTAGAACTTCAATTAATGCTTTTATAAGATCTGGAGATTTTGATATTGATGATGGAGAATTGTTTATGTCCATGAGAAGATTTATGCCAGACTATAAATTTTTAGTAGGTAATTCTAAGGTAACTTTATTTATATCTGATTACCCCTCTGAAGATCAAACAGGATCACCTTTAGGTCCTTTTACAATAACAACGTCTACTGAAAAAGTAGACACAAGAGCTCGAGGAAGACTACTATCTTTAAAAATAGAGAATGATGCCGAAGGTGAAACATGGCGTTATGGTAGTTTTAGAATGGATGCTCAACCAGACGGTAGAAGATAATGGCTAAATTAACTAATTATATACCAGAACCTAAACAAGAATATGACGTAGAAAATCAAAGACAAATTATTGAATCTATGACTACTATGAAGCAACAACTTAATTTTTCTTTTCAAGAAGATTTAAAAAATGAACAGGACGCTTTTAATTATTTTTTATCATGACAATACAATACAAAAACGCTAGCAAAATATTAGACGGAACGGCTATGACAACTGTTTTAACTATATCAACATCAGCTGTTGCTATTATAAAATCTGTATATATATCTAATAACAGCACAGGGGCTGTATTAGTTAATTGTGATTTAAGAGATTCATCCGCTAGTACAGATATAGAATTTTTTAGAAAGGACATACCTGCTACAAGTACGGTCAACGCTACAGAACAGGGGTTGAATTTAGAAGCAGGAGATGCTATAAAAGCCCAAGCAGAAACTGCTAATAAACTTGAAGTAGTAGTTAGTTATGCGCTTATAAACAGAGAGAATGAAAACGGATAATATACATAAAATAGATTGCACAACAGTAACAATTTATAGAAACACAAAAACAGGCGAAACGTCTAAAGAGAAAGTAGAGGGTCCTGATATTGTAACCGATGTTACAGTTCACGTCTCACCGAAAGGATTGGATGTTTTCCAGAAAGTTATGAATGAAAATAAGAAACCAAAGCCCTAAAGGCGGAACTGAATTACAACTAGGTTTTCTACATCAATACGTAGATAAAAATTTATTAGATCAAGTACAAATTTGTACTAGCGTACCGGGTAAAGTACCTTTAGATCCTAATAAACTTAATGTACTTTGGCAAAAAAATTCTTACGATCAACCGAATTTATACCCGTGGTTTAAAAATAAAGCTAATCATCACAAATATGATTGGTATGTTTTTAATTCTCATTGGAATTATGAAAAATTTAGAATGATGTTTGGTATCCCCACTGAGAAATGTGTGGTTATTAAAAATGGAGTTGAAAAATCC